AGTTTATTTAAACTATTTATAAGTTTTAATTTCGCCAAAACGATACTTTGTTGCAATTCAAAGATCATTTCGAGGTTTGTTTTATTTTCTTTTGAGAAGAAAGAGAGGATATCATCGAGTTTTTTCTGTTGAGTAGCCTTACCTTGTGGTGTGCTCTTCTTATCTATCTCTTTCTTAAATCGGTTCTCGATCCATTGAATCAAATTAGCAACTCTCTTACGTGGATCTGGTGGTAATTGACCAGCACGAACAAAAGAGTTTGCATGTGTTTCAATGAGTTTCGTTAATTCTGTATTTGCTTCTAATTGACGAAGTGCTCCACCAGCAATCTTATTGAATGTTCTACCAGCATTTGATAAGAGCTTATTGACCTCATCAGTCTCTTTCTTTGACATAGTCATGTTTGTCAAGTCACGTAAATTTGCATCCTGTGACCAGACATTTTTTGACTTTTTCAATTTACTTGCATCAAAGTTAAATGATGCCTTCATTGTTTCGAATGAGGATCCTGAGTAGCTCGTATGCCATACAATTCCAATTTTTGCTGTCGATACTTCCCTGGCCATTTCCGTGCCAGCCGGTACTGCATAAACAATCGTATTGGGGTGGAACGTAATATACTGCTGTCCTTTGATTCGAGCTTTCTTAATATCGCCCGGGCCATAGAGAAAATCACCTTGAATCACTCCTTTTATACCAAGTTCGGGTAAGTACTTAAGTGCGAGCTTAAGCTTAGCAGCCAGATCCCCATCAGTGTCAGCATCAACATCTGCTGGTGTCTTGTAGACTTTGGGAGATTTGTTAAAAATACCTTTTTTCGCAACGAAAAATTTACCATCACGAGGATCAGTACCAGCGAAGACAGCAGGTGCACCATCCCACTTAACAGAAACAGTTCCACCTTTTACACCTCCAAGCATATCACGTAAAGAACGAAGAGCATTGATTGCCTGACGAGCACCATCAACACCACCATAAATCACCTTGTCCTCAATATGAGTCATATGAGTATTCTTTTGTTCTGTAATAAAATCTTTAAAGTTCATTTATTTTTCCACTAGTATAAGATCAAAAGATGCACTAATTGAAGTACCAGTTGAAGCAATAGCCCTTACTTCAATATCAGTTTTTGACGGGATTTTCAATGGTATACCATAATTTCTTGTGTGATAACCTCCAGGCACATCCATAATATCTCTTGTTCTAAAACTCTGATATCCAGTATCAAATACTCGAGTATACAACGAAACCGTAGCGCTATTGTTATAAGCTCCTACACCAACATTCCAAGTTGTTAAGTATCCAGTACAATGTGCTGGAATTGTATATAAAGCAAGTTGTGTCTGCCCTAATCCAAAAGTTGTTCCAGTTCCTATGGTGCCATTATCTGCTAATACTGTTCCTGTTCCGCCAGCTCCTGTTGTAATTAACACATTACCGACATTTGTTCCAACAGATCCTGACTCGACAACAAAAGCTCGGAACACTCTTAAAAATTCTACTGTTCCAACAGATCCGCCTACTGTTAATGTTTCTTCTACATTATTATAGTTTACATCCAACCCTTGGACTGTAATGGTTCTTGCTCCAGTTCCAGCAGCAGCATCATTAGCATTATTACTTGAAACATAAACAGTAGAAGGAGAAGTTAAATATGAATAAACTCCACCATGCATCCAAACGGTTTCTGGTGCACCACCGACACTTGGGTTTCTACCAAACTTATGGATAAAATCTGTGTTAAGAACTCTACCTTCCGATATATCTATTTTTTCAGCAATCTGAGTGTTTGAAAGGTATTTTGATCCGGGGTGTGCCATTATTGATAAACCTTCAAATAAGCTGATGAGATCTCAGTCTTTGATCCAGCATAGTTGACAAGATCTGTAATCACTAAATCTGCTTTACCATTTTTTTTATTACTCATAAGTGCTGCAGTAAGATGTATAGCTGCAATTTTACTATGAACTTTTGGGTGAGTACTTGTAGTCAACCCCTTCATGAATTGTTCTTTGTCTAAACCGGGATGAACTTTTTTAGCAAGATTATAGTACTTTATTGCGTAGGTAGACTTTTCGCCTTTAGTGTTCATATCTTTTGCTTGTCTTACGAGCTCAGAGTTTGTAGGAGTTGTTATGTTCATTCTCTTTTTAAGAGAATCACTCATTTCAGCCCAGCCGCCACTACCGCCACGAGCAGTTTTTAATTTAATTTCAATAATTGGAGCAGCAAGATTTGTCGACGTTCGAATAGTCATTCCACTATTACCATCAAAAGTAATATCACCAGCCTGATTGCGCCAGAAATCAGATCCAATTCGAGCAAATGTAACCATCAAACTAGCATTATTGAAAGTATGGGTTTCTGTTTCACTATCAGCATTTAACACTTCACATTTAATACCAGTTTCTTTTACAATTTTCTTAAGTGAAATACCAACTAGTTTTTTCTGATTCAAGTGTTTAATAATTGTGTCATTGAGTTCTTGTATTGATCCAGTAGGTAATTCACGAGCTGGATTATAACCACGCCCTACTGCCCAGATATCGCCGGGATTCCATTTATCATCTGTGAATCTTCCGAGGCCGGAATTTTTAATTGCTGTGTTCTTTGCGGTGTATATTGATTTCATAACTTTATCACCGCGGTGGAATGTCATAGTGTTGTCAATGTAACCTTTGTTGATAAGAGTTTTTGCTGTCCAATAAGCTGAATAGTGCCATGACGGATCAAGTTCCATCATATCACTGAGAGTAGATCCATCAATAACTGCTCTACTCATTGATGACTGTAAAACTTTTTGTGTATAATGTTCAAATGGCTCTATTCTTGCTGAGGCTGTCATTGCTGCACAATATAAACATTGTAAGCTTTCGCCTTTCTTTGTTTGGCCAGTCATACCTTGGCCAACGCCAGCACCGCCAAAAATACGAGACTTACCAATTTGAGATGATAATATTTCTCCAGTGCTTGTTTTTAATTTTTCAGCTTTTTTCTCATTTTCTATTCTATCGACAGCTTTTTGATTTTCAGGAGTATTCAAAACTTTAATCAACACACCATCGATTGTGGGAATCTCTTGACCATCTTTCATTGCTTTTCGCAGTATATCGATGCGAGGTTCTCCGGTCTGCGAATTTACTTTTGCAAATTCGGCAGCTGACATACGTCCATAGCTCGCCATGTCTTTCTCCAAGAGATATGTTTTGAATCTTTTCATAAACCTATTTATAATAAAAAAGCGCCCTACCGGCGCTTTTCTCGAGAGTATCTTTCTTCTTCTCGTCGCCGAAGATTTTCATTATATCTTTTAATACCTTGTTGTCGACGACGTTCCACTTCTACTGGATGATGATTACGAGCAATTGATTCGAACCCGTTCTCACGAGCCCATTCACCTAGAATATCTGTCTTATGTGCTTTCATTATTTTTGAAACCTCAATGTATATTGTTTACCTTCATGAATGAATGTTACTGTTGAATGAGAATAAACCGTGGCTCTTTCTTCATTATAACGAGTCTCGACACTACACACTCGCCGTGTACCACCAGTAGCATTGCTATTTGCATGACCAGCCATTGCACCAAGAATAGCACCAATAGCTCCACCATTTTCTTCACCCTTGATATTATTACCAAGAGCACCACCAATAATTGCTCCCATCAGAGCATCACCAGTCTTATCGCCAGATACTGCTTGATCAGTACAGACTTCAACTTGATATGGTGTTTTATTAATCACTTGTTTGAAATGATCTTGAGTTGTTTCTGCAAGTGCTGGACTACATGCAGTTAACATTGCTGCGAAAAATATTTTTTTCATTTAGTTTTCCTCTATTCTAGAAGTTCGAACTTTACGTGTTACCACGATTTCATTTTCTTTAGTCAGACAATTTTCAACTTCTGTTGTCTCAATAATAAAGTAATTCTCTGGATATTCAAGTTTAGGACAATTACAATTCTCTTTGTCAAGATATCCCATGAAAACAAAAAAGGCCAGAAGAATTACTACTAAGTATTGCATTACAGATTATCCATTGCCTCACGAGCTTTTGACTGAACATCGTCAATCTCTGACTGAGTCACTACCGGTGCGGTATTCTTACGACCAGATGGATCGACTTTTAGCAGAACATAAGTACGGAAACTAATTCCTTCTAATGTTACAGCTTTTTCGATAATATCATATTCTGAGACATCAACTTCTTTGTAACCTGACTTTGAAACTTTTTGAGTTTCTTCTACAGTCAAGCCACCAGTTGCTGAATTGTCTGCAGTGTATGTCTTCATTTCCATAGACACTGTATTGTTGATTTTATCACCAAGAACAACCTTTGCCTGATGCATAGCTTTGTCCATTGAGAACTGAAGGTCAGTCGACAAACCAGTACCTGAACCAAAGATCATGTCTTCACGATCTTCTGGTGTATTGATATACCAGTCTGGGATAGCCTCAGCTCGTTCAGCTTGAACGATTTCAATCATTTCTTTTGAGATCTCAATCTCAGCAGTTTTAGAATTCATTCCACACGCACTGAGTGCGAGGCCTGACACTGCAATCAGGCCGAATGTAACGACGCGTTGCATCACGCCATCTCCTTATATTGTTTCACCAATTTACTACAGTCCTCAGGATTATCTACCATCTGGACTTTGACAGCCTGAAGACGTTCAAGCCGTTTACGTTGAGACTTTTGAAGTTTGGTATTGACCAATAAAGTCTCAATTTCTTTGTTGACGGAGTCAAGGCCTTTTGACATAACCTTGACATCTCGTGCGATACTACGAGTTACACTCATACTGAACTCCCTTCACCAATTGGTGTTGTAATAGAATGATCTATATAATCACCATCAACACCATATTCTCTGTAAACTGTTTCACGTACTAGTTTACCACTCTTTTTTCTATATGTGGTCAACTCACGTCTAATGACACCTTGTGAATCAAGATTGTCTAATGCTGTTTTTAAAGGTCCTTCCATTATGCTGCCTCCGCGAATTCAATTGCAGTTTTCAAAGCATTCTTCTTACGAAGTTGGTTACCACCGAACCAAGAAGAATATAGACGATTGTCTTCATTACGACCCTGAACGTGGTCAGTAATATAAGTCACGCTGTTGAATGCCTGCCACCAAGTTCCTTCAGCAAACTCAGCACCGGGTTGAGTATCAATCACATCAAAAGCTTGACGAGCATTCCGTGAAAGAGTATCAACACTCAGGCCTTTACCTTGTACACGCTTATCAGCAGTACGTGGGAAGACAGTATTGAGATACTCAATGTAAGAATCCATGTTGAATTTCTTCTTACCAAGAAACTCTGCAGCTTCTTTGTAATGAGCCATCTTCGAACTCGCAATACCAAGAGCAGTCTTGACTTCACTTGGATCGAACTCTACACGGTGACCAACCTTGACAGACTTTTCAGCTTTTAGATCAAGAGAAAGAGTCAGAGTGTTGTTACAAACCACACGAATTGGAGTAAAGCGAATGTCAATTGCCTTACCATATTGATGTGGATTTGAGAAGAGAAGATATGATTCAACACGATCTCCACCAAAGAGTTCGAAGTCAGACTTGACTTTAGCAAGAGCCCATACCATCTGACCGTCTTTCAACGAACCAGCAGTATGCATTTCCATATCACCTGAAAGACAATATTCAGTGAAGAAGTTGAAAGCATCTTCGTTCTGAACTGGATTCCAGTTTTCACCAACAGTCGTAAGAATACGACCATCAGTTTCACGAACCAGAGCTTTTTGGCCAGTAGCCATTTTCTGATTGTTGTATTCGATGAAAGCTTCGACTTCTTGTACACGCCAATCGACGCCAGCCTTTTCCATCATTTGTTGTGGAGTGAGATCGTTTGAGACCGGAACTCCAAGACCATGCCAAGGAACTTCACCAGCATAAGCCATTGTTTCTACCATATGAGCCATAATATAATTCTCCCTTAAGAAGCTTTGAGCATAGTTGCAGTTACATTCCACATGCCTTGAGCACCGGCATCAACCACAATATTTTTACGATTTACTTTTGCAATCACACCAGACATTAGACCACGCTTACCGATCCACTCAACTTTCTGACCTTTTTTGAAAGTGCGAGCTTGACGATGAGCGTATGAACGACGAGCTTCGTTGAACATATTTGCGATTTCGTTGAAGTTATCGCCATCAGCTTTGGCAAAGAGTTGGCGGATTCTAACCATTTCAGAAGTATTCAGCATAATATAATATCCTCATGTTTTCATTTTATAAGAATATTATACACTAATTTTTGTGAAAAGTAAATAGGAAAAATGAGCTACTGCTCACTTTTTTTATTTTAATTTTAAAATGGCTTCTGCGTTCCATTCTTTTTGCATTACACCAGATGCTTCCCATGATTCATCATAACCATCTCGTGGCGTACACAGATATCCAACTGCTTCATAAGTACGCACAGCTGTCATACGCGGAAATGACCAAATAAAGTCATACTTATTTTTCTCTTTTGCAAAGTCTATAGTCTTTTGAAGAAGCAGTTGACCTATACCTTTACCACCATAACCATATTTTACATATAATCCACGAGATCTAAACGTAGTTTCTGTTGATTGATAACCAGAGTTACATGCTATCAATTCATTTGTATCATCTGTAAAAACGCCATAAAAGACAGAATCCCATTCACCAGAAGCACATTTATCATAGATAGCCATATTTTGATTTTCAAAATCGCACATGCTTGATTGTGGCTTTATGAAATCTCTACCACGCCATAATTCTTCCCAAAGCGGATATATTTCTTCAAATGTAATTTCTCTAATCATTCTAACCACCAATTTCCATCTGTAGTTCTATGTCTAAATTTTTTTCTTCCACCTTCAGTTACACTCACAATTCTATCAGGCCTCCAACTTCCGTATGGTCTAACCATTTGAAATCCATTAATTGTGCAGAGAGTACTCACAAGACTATTTTGAGGAACATGAATGTCTAATTCAATTGTTTTAGGTATATGTAGGTCATTAAGATCAAGAGAATATTCACCTAGAACAGTTGTAAATTTTTCAAGTATGAGTCTCTTATTGAGCGGTAGATTCTCTGGCCAAAAACTGAAATATTCATCAGATGATGTTAAATCATTCCAGTGTTCATTAAAATCTTTGAGATAATCTATACCAATATTAAATTCTGGCGTTTGAGCATGCCCAAATATATTATAATCGTGGCCAGTACAACATACAACTTTACAAACACATGCAGATGGAACAATCTGAGCTTTTGTTTTAACATTTAATCGACTAATATCAGCTAAACCTTCTCCCCAAATTGCTCTCATAAGTAATTCGTGTAAGACTATTTCAATATCATCTGCATGTTCTTCATATGATATGTCATCGTATCTTTTATTGATAAATGTTACTCGATCAGAATAACCCATTTTTTCAATAAGAGCTTTACCCATATCAAATGTTGTTGAATGCCATTCATAAGCATATACATGTTTAGCACCATGATGAATCGCCATCATAGTTAAGAGACCAGCACCAAACCCAATGTCTGCTACTATTTTACCTTTACAGGTTTCTTTGATAAGTTTATTATAAAATTGATTGCGCTCAATATCATTGAGCATATCAACATCTAAACCTTGCATGTAAATATTATGGCGACAAACCGATTGAGATATAAAATCAGACATCATTTTTTCTTTCATGTTAAAGGTGCCGGATTCTGTTTCCAAGCTCCGGCGGGCTCATCAGCGCTATGCCGCTAGGGCGTAACCTGTAGGTGCAAAGTTATCGTTTGCATTTACTTTTTTGATTCTCCACTGCCTTCACGCATCTGTCGATCCTATTTCGCCCCCATAAAATGAGTCTTGCATGGTGTATTGAATAGTTATTGATACAAATATATTCTACACATCTTTGTCTAAATTGCCACAATAACACTTCGTCCATTTTAACACTCATTATGGTGGAGGCGGCGGGTACTGCCCCCGCGTCCAGTCTACATCCATCCAGCTTCACTGAATCAATACTATATATTATACTACATTTTTCAGGATTTGTAAACCTTTCTTTGTATAAATAATACTGAATAAAAAGATTCATTACACAAGGAGAGGGGTGGAATGATGACCAAACTATTTTATATCATAGCTGCGGCGGTGATATTGACTTCTTCTGCATTCGCAGAAACTATCGTTACAGAATCAACCACTAATAGTTCAGTGACTACTAATGGTGAAATGACAACTACAGTCAAGTCACCACCGCCATCTGCCATATCACCACAATTAGGTGGAAATAGTAATAGCGATCTTTGTACGATCGGTGTTGCAGGGGCAGTTCAAACTCAAATCTTAGGCATATCAGCTGGAATGACCTTTACTGAAGAGAATTGTGTTCGGTTAAAGAACGCAAAGACTCTTTATGATATGGGTATGAAAGTTGCTGCTGTATCAACTATGTGTCAAGATGAAAATGTCTTTGATGCTATGATGATGGCAGGAACTCCATGTCCGTATGAAGGCAAGATCGGTGCAGAAGCGAAGATTGGCTGGGAGTCTCACGAAGAAACAATGCGTGAGAAACATGGCGCAGAGGAGAAACAAGATGTCAAAGAGACTGTCACTACTGGTGGCCTTGGCTTGTTGGCCTTCTTACTCTTACTCTGAGTCTATCACTCCATATTTTGGAACTACCGGTAATGCAGCGGCTGATCAAGCTATGCAATGGTCAATGGGTAATGTTTTGCCTGAACCACCGGGTGTAAGTGTCAATGGTGTTTTTTATAGCTATACTCCAAATAAAGTAACTGAAGACGATTTCAAAGTCACAATTGGTAACGAAAAAGTTGGTGGTGGAACTATCTGGTCAGACACTGAAGATTGGTCAGGTCATCCAGGAGGAATCCAAGTTCGTAAAGTAATTGGCTTACCAAATGTACCAAAAGAATTGTGGGGTGATGGTTATATAGAAACCGAAGGAACTGGTACAGTCGAAGATGCTATGGTGATCTATAGTTATCAAGTCAATCCATGTTACGATCCACAATTTGATCCAAACTGCCCAGGTTATGTGACACCACTACCACCAGTTGTAGAAGTTACTATCGAAATATATGATGCTACTCAAGATGAGAATGTCAACTTAAGTTCAGATGAATTAGTACTTATCGAAGAAAATGAAGAACAATTAGAACGTGAAAAGGAAGAAGAAGAAAAGGAAGCCGAAGAAAGATTAAGAAAATATCGGCTTGAAAAAGCAATGTCTGCTGTTGATGCTTCTGCTCTTTTTGCTGAGAATCAAAGGATTCAACAAATGAATCAAGTCATGCAAACTGCCGTTGATCTTGCTTATGTTTCAGCTACCATTCCGGGTGGCGACTACAAGGAAACTGTGACTCTTGTAGATACTAAAATAGATGATAATAAACAAGGCTTACGAAATGGCCTAGCACAACAATTACTGCATGAGGAAATGATACAGATGCAGTATAATAATTAGGAGAGAGAAATGCTCAAAACAAAAATAATAGCGGGTATAGCTGTTAGTATGTGTGCTATTCCGTTTATGCACGCATCTAGCGCCGAAACCCCAATTACTGGTACTGTACAATCACGGTGTGTTATAACAACCGACACGCCCGGTATTTACGGAAACCCAAACGCGTATACGCTGACAACATCAGCTTCTGATGGTGGTGTACAACCAATCATTCGTTTTGATGTGACATTGGCAGATGCTTATCTTGCTCAAATTACAACACCAACTTCATTCTCATCTAGCCCATCAATTAGTGAAACTGTAACATGGACTGGATCAACTGAAGTCAGTGCTGTATCTGATGCCACAAACATGGGTTCATACGAAACAAACAAAGTGACTTTTGGTCAAACCACTCAATATGATTTGACAGCAACTGGTTCAACTTGGTTTAAGTCAAGCTCATCCGCAACAATGGGTGGTAATAAAGCTTTCCCAGGTGGTAGCTATAGTGCAAATGTTACAGCTCTTTGTGTAGCACAGTAAAATGAAAAAGTATCTTATTGCTTTATTTCTATTGTTAGTTCCAATCATTAGTTATGCTCATGATATGGTACCAACGTATCCAGTGCTTCGTCCATCATACATGGCTGGAGTTTTGGTTACAGAAATAGAACTATTCAATAAGAGAAATGATGTTGAATACTATGAAATTGCAGTGTTTGACAAAGATTTTGGTCCGGTTCCATTTGTTTCTTCTTTCAAAATATTCAAATTAGAATATTTGAAGAAGGTGAAGGTTGAAATCTATATTCGAGAACAAGATAAAGATAGAGCGGTTTATGTTTGTTCTCGGTCTAGAGCGCCTGAATCTGAAAAGGTGAATATCAACACTGGAATTACATCGATGATTTGCTCTAAGTTTAAGAGGAACTGATGAAAAAATATATGCTACTCTTATTATTTTTTACATCGCCGGCTCTGGCTGATTCCAGTTCTCTTAACTTAGCATTACCATCTGCACCAAGTGCTTATGGACAAGATTCTTTTAGATCAGGTGAAATGGATTGTAAGAATTCAATTGGCGGAGGAACCAATTTTGAATTCGGTGTAACTGGAATCATTAACAATTATGATAGTCCATTTAGTAGTAATTCAAGTAGCATTGGAGACTCAACAAAAGATGTTGGTGTCTTTGCAAGAATTACTGTTCCACTTGATGGACCAAAAGAACGAGTGAATTGCAATACTTTGTATCAATTAGAGTTGAAGAGGAAACGACTCGAAATTATGAAATTAGAGGCAGAACTAGAACAGTTGAGGAGCTTACAATCTAGTTCTCAATAGGAGAGAGGGAACAATCATGGAAACTGATCAAATTTATAGTAAACTCGAAAGGAGATTGTTTATCCTTTTGGGTGTCATCACCATTGCATCCGCAGTTTGGGTAACACATCTATATTTCGAAGCACGTGTAATCAACATGTCTTGGAATGAGACGTTTACCACTCCAGAAGAATTCTGGTCTGTAGTACCAGATTGGAAGTGGAAATCTACTCATGGCTAAAGATCTTGCACAAGAACTCGAAAATATGGAAGAGGGAATAGAAAACCTCAAAAATAAAGAGTTCCGAATTCTTGGAATCAAAGTAACTTTTATGAGTGTATCTGCACTCTTGGCTGTACTTGGTTCTGTGATTGGTGCTCTTTATGGTGGATTTCTTATGTACCAAAAAGTCGAGGAAGTCGCTGGACTTGATGTTGGTGCTTTTGAGCAACGTATGGAAATTATCGAAACAAAGCTTGAAGAAGCCGTAGACTATACGCGAGATATTAAAGGTAGTCTAAAGGACGATATTCTGAGTATCGAAAAACAAGTTGACCGCATGGAAGATAAGTTGAGAACTCAAGAAGAAGAGACTCGAACAATCATTCAAAATGCTGAAGAACGATTTGAGAATAAACGTGATCGACTTCAAAACGATTATGACGAAAAAGCCAACCGGCTTCAAGAGTTAAACCAAAGTCGTATGGATGACCTTGAAGCTAAAGTAGAAAGAGATCTGAAAAGTCTAGAAGATGGACTGAATAAGAAACTACAAAGGGCTCTAGATAACCCTCTCGCGAATTAGATCTAGAGCCCCCGGACTAGGGGGAAACCCCTAGTCCTCCCCTATTATTTATTGTCAAATAGGGAAGCCTGATAATTAATTTCGTAATCTTCTGGTTCGTGTTCACGATCATGCATGGCAAGAGCAATCACACCATAGTGGATAACTTTCTTTAGATCGTCACGATTGAACCCTTGTTTCTTACCATAACGTTGACAATACTTAATCACGTTACCAAGAGCAAATCCCATACCATGACCCATGTCTTCAATGATCTGAGTCGATTGATATTGGTTTTGACTATAGTGAGCACTGTAAGTTGAGTCAATATATTGTAGCATTTCGTCGAGAAGTTCTTTCTCGTTGAAAGCATAGTCAATTTCTTTTTCGTTATTATCTACGAATAAGTTTAGCATATTCATCCAACTCCTTTTGAATTACATCATAATGCTCGATCGCCGCACGATGGACAGCATTATCTTTTTTACAGATAGTCCACGCTTGAGCTACAAACTCGTTGCGTGGTACATTAAACAATTCACAAGCGATTTCTTCGCCTTTGATCTTAGCCGTTAGCATAATTAAAACCTCACTGAAGCTAAAGCTGCATCCATTTCAGAAATTTCATATCCAAGTTCTTTGGCTACAATAAATTGGATTGCCTCAGCCGAATGATCGTAACGAAGTTCTTGTACAAACGTAACGATTTCTTTCCAAATTGGAAGTGGAATTTGTCTATCTTCAAATTTTTGCATTCTCTTTCTCCTCATTTTGTATATACATTATACACCGAAAAAATACGAATGTAAACAAAAAAGTGAGCAGACAGCTCATTTTTTTATGATAAAAATATGTTAGGATTTGGAGAGTCTTCATTACCAAGTTCATCATATTCATAATCAATATTTAACTTAAAAGATTTTTGCTTATATTCTGTCACGTTAATCAATCGTTGGAAATAAGAATGATTGCCGGTTGGTGGGCGACTCGGCATATTGTCAAACCATACGTCATCATATAGATTGACGATATAATAGAGCATAATGTAGTCACCAACATCAGATTCACGTGGCATATGAATTTCCATAATGTCTTTCAAGTCTGATTCTTTTACAAAATCCATAAGAAGAACTTTTTCGCCCGGCATGTAAGAGAAATAATAATCTCGATAGTCATCACCATTTTCAAAATACGCTACGTCTAAAAACGAATTTGGCAAATATTCTTCATTGAGTAAATCAAGCCAGATTCCATTTGATTCAAATATTCTTTTTTGCTCATTAAAGAGAGTTTGCTTTCGTCTGATATATTCACTATGATGATATAGCATAAAGTGAGACGGAATTTGCTTTGGAGCTTTTGTCTGTTTGACAAGACGTAGAAAATCAACCACCATACTATTTTCAAAGATATGGTCACCAATACATTCTGATATTACGAGATCTGCCTGAAGATGTGGAAAAGCATTCATAAAGTCTTTAGCAGATCCTTCGTATGGAACGATATTATTGAATTCATTTCGTTCTATATTTGCAAGAAGCATTCGATATGCTTTAGGATTTCTCTCAATAGCGTATACAGTATTCGCTTTTTGAGCAGCTGCCATTGCGAGAATACCAGTACCGCTACCAAAGTCAATTACAATATCACCCGGCGATACTGCTTTGTCAATTGCTTCGAGATAACTATTTGTCCGATACTCGTCCTGAATCATAGTCTGATGAGGAACGAGTTCTCCGTATTTTCCCTTAAACATGATGTACAAACTTTTCAATCAATGGAAAGACCGGTTCTAAAGCTTTAGCACAAGCCACAGCTACTTCTCGATGTTCTTTCTGAGTTTCAACACTTGAACGAATATCAATGTAATGCATCCATGAACGCATAGATCCATTCATATACATTCGTGACATTGTAAGACCTTCAGGTAATACTGCCCTTCGAACTTCTTTAGCAATATCATTGTCTCTTGCCCACTTTAAAGCTTCTTTTACCTGAATCATTACTTCAGATTGTTTCTTTAACCATTCCATTTTTACGTCTGGATCAGTAATCTCTAGACTATTTTGTCTATTCTTTGTATCTTGAAGTCGTGGATCCTGATGAAGAGCAAAGTCTAGTTCTTCTTCTGGATCAGCATATCGTTGACTAAACTCTTGAAATGAGAATGAACGATGTCTAAGAATTTGACGAGCAATATCACGAGTCGTTTCAATTTCTAGGCAAGCAGATACCATCTCAAATGGGGACCAATGTTTGTGCTTTTCGAGATATCCAAGTAACCTTTCTGACGTTTCAGAGTTAAGTTGGTTCGATGGATTGGATACACGGGCGCAATACGCCACGAGCTCTTGCATGTTATCGCCGACATAGAGTTCCTCCGGTGGTTGGCTATAAGAAATAAGTCTTACGTTCATAGTTTAAAGTCTCCAAATTTTTCAGATGCGATACGTTCTCCAGATCTTGAATGATCGAACGGAGACTTTTCGCTATCATAATGAGGTGTATCATCAACCAATGTTTGTTGAGTTTCTTCTACATCAAATAATCTCATTTTAGATCGATCAACACCAATCACAAACCGTTTATAAAAAGTCGGATCATTATATCTATTCTTTAATTGTTTGACCATTAATTGGCCATCTTTCTCAAGCTCTTCGGTTGAGATCAAAGCAAACATTAGATCTGCGGTCGCGGGTAATCCAAAAGACTCGGACGTATCTTCAAGCCCAACATCCGAGTTACCATAACCAGAACGAGTCGTTTGCGTTGCAGAGAAGACCGGTACGTCGAACTCGACCGCAAGGCCACGTAGTTCTTCAGCAATTGCTTTAACGTAAGTGTATGAGTTGATTGCACCACCCATTCCTTTCATTCTACTTGAAGCACAGATATTCAGATAATCGATAAAGATAACATCTGGCTCAAATTGTTTTTTGAGTTTCAGCTCGTTGAGTAGAGCTCGGAAATGTCCGGCATGAGCTGAACCAGTCGGATATTCTTTGACTACTAAACGACCAGTAGTTTTACGAGCAAGATTCTTGACTTTCTCGGTAAACATATCTTTCGACATGTTTTCAAGTTGGTCAATAGGAACATTCAATAAGTTCGCATCAATACGCTCAGCGATTCTTTCTTCGGCCATTTCCATCGTAATATAGAGAACATTACGACCTTCTACCAGAGCACTAGCAGCAACATGACACATGAATAGAGACTTGCCAACGCCAGTACCTGCAAGGGCAATGTTAAGTGTCTTATTTGGTACACCACCCTTTGTGATTTTGTTGAAATATTCGAGATCAAATGGGATACGATCTTCTTCTTTGTTATAGAACTCCCAACGTTCTTCAGCATTCTCAACATAGTCGTGACCTACATTCGTATCGAACGCAACTCCCAGAGCCTTGGTGAGAAGGTCTGGGAGCGCATTCTTTGTGAGAGCTTCATGTTTACCATCGATAATTGAGATGGATTCCATGATTGCATTGTAGATTGCTCGATCCTGACACCACTTCTCAGTATTATCGAGCAACCAGTCTCCATCAATCTTTTCTTTCGAAAAGAGTTGAGGAACTATATCCATAGCCATACGGAACTGATCTTCAGACATATTAGAGTCTTGAAGTTCAATAGCTAAAGATTCATGAGTCGGAAGCCGATTGTACTTAGCAACGTACTTACCAGCTTCTTTGAATAGTGTTTTATAAACACCTTGGAAATAATCTGGCTTGATAAAAGGCAGAACTTTCCGCATGTACTTCTCATCAGTGAGAAGATTTCTTAGGATTGTTTGTTCAATGTTTGCTTGCAAGTTAGTCTTCCCAATACTCAATTTGTTTACCGGTTTCTCTATCTGTCAATTCAGCATAACCTTCTTCTAGTGCAGTATCAAGTACACTTTGTAAGATGTCATGAGCCACAATTTGAAGATCTTTATTATCGATAGTGGCTTCTGGATCTGGTGATTCAAGAACGTAAAAGTTGAATGTAAGAGCACCTTCAACTTCGTTCAAAGCAACTGCTCCAAAACGAATTACTGTTTCGTTGAATTCACCGGTGAGAATACGGCATCCCCAATAATCTTGTTCATTATCGGGTACGAATAATTCGTAGTCTACACCTTCTTTCATTCATCATCCTCAATTTCAACATGAGCTTTGCCACCGATCTTATAACATTCGGTTAGATATTCAGCAAAGTTAGTTTCTTCAAAGATTGGTTTCCAGAAGTCTTCTTCTAGAGTTTGGGCTTCTCGTACTTTTGGTTCAAGTAATTCACCAGTCTCTTGACTAACGCGGCAATACCAACCTGCAGACGGCTTAGTGACATATTTACCTTGCATAGCAACGTCAAGAAGGCCAGACCACTTCTGTACTCCACCTTCCCAGCTAACACTAATGGGAATCTTAGACTTTTCTTTAACATAGCGAGATTTCTCTACATTGATAACGAAATCATAGCCAGTTACTTCGGTACCTTTCTTATTCTGACGACGACCAACAATCCAAATGTTGTCAGCAGAATAATAGATACCTGTGCCACCAGATACGACTGCTTTCGGGAACAAACCAATTTCTTGGTAAGTATGGTTGACTGCAATCAATGGAATGTTCTTCATGTTCAAGTATGGTGTACACATACGGAACAAACCTTTGAGTGCTTTTGCTCGAGACATATCAGCAACAGACTTTTCGTTAATAGCATCTTCTAATTCTTTTTTGGATGCCAAGTTACCGACTGAGTCAATAACGATAATCACGTTGTCTTTACGATCGAGCTCTTCCATCTGAGCAATAATATCAAATTTTAATTCTTCAACATTCGTAATTGGAGTATGAAGAACTCGACTTGTGTCAATATCATACATCTTAAAGTATTGCTCAGGTGAACCAAATTCAGAATCATAAAATAGAAGTACAGCATCTTTGTACTTTTTCAAATAGGCACTTGCCATAATCAAAGCAAATGAAGTCTTAAAGTGTTTTGACGGACCAGCGAGTACAGTCAGACCTGGAGCCAATCCACCTTCGACTGAACCAGACAAAGCAACGTTCATCATTGGTACGTCGGTTGGAATCATATCTTTTTCTGTAAAGAATTTTGATTCGGAAAGAACTTCGGTAGTCTTTACCTTTGAGTTCTTTTTCAATTTATCCATAATGCTCATAAAGCTCTCCTTATTAAACTTGTATATTATACCATAAAATCATCGAGTTGTACACTACTTTGTTCAGACCACCATGAAGTATTTTTATTGTCTTGAACAAGATAATCTGTTTCGATGAGTCGGTTATCAGAACGACCTTCTACAAACTTGACTACTTCGGTAGCCATGTCTTGAGCAGTGGTGACAGGTACGTTCTGACAGATGTGATTGAGATTTTTACGACCACCTTGAAGAATGAAATCATTTGGCATTTTCATTAATGATAAGCATTCTCTGATAGTCAAGAAACGATCCTCATCAGGATGCGTTAATGAAGTTGGTCGGTGGCCAACAAAAGCACCAATATGGTCTTTTGGAATCTCAATATTATGCCACATGATATTACCACCTGAAGCTA